CGCCATTATGAAACTGAATGGTGGTGGATATGCTTTCAAGGCGTTGGTGACACCAGCCGCGGTATTGACTATTGCCATAGCTATCTGGGCCTTCTTGTTCATTTCAAATGCTTTCTTGTTGAACGTTGCGGCGTTCTCTAAAATACTTGAGAAACCAGCGGAGGCCACTTCAATCTTCTGTTTCGTGGTCATCGTGTCAAAATCTAGTTCTTCAATCTTGCCTTGTTTGATGTTCGCGATTGCGTTTTGGTGTTGCTGTTGCCTCTTCGCCTGCTCGTCTTGATAGATCTTGAATCTTTCGTTACTGCCTGCTTGTTCTGCCTTGGTGATGAGATCAGTGTATTTTTCATAGTTCTTGACATCTCGCGATCTGATCTCTTCCAGTTGTGCTATTCTTTCCCTTTCAGTCCTCAAACTCTGTTCAAGGGCATCCTCATCCAATGTCTCAATTGATTTTAGGAAATTCTCTTGACTTTCAAGGTATTTTTTTAGATCGTCATCTCTCTTCTTGTCAGCCTCTGCTTTTTTCTTCTGTTTCTCCTTTTCAAGTTCAATCTCTTTTTGAGTCATTTCAATATGAAGCCTCTGGCGATCAACGAATTTCTTGTTGCTCTCTGTCAGCCTCTTCAGCAGTTCTTGGTTGGCTTCATACTCTTTGTTCAATTCTTTGTAGTGATTGATCTGTTGTTGAATTGCTATGTTCTGTTCATCCGCGGCGATGTTGTATGCGGCCGCCTCGTCGCCCATATCAGTGTATCCTCCAGCGATGGATTTCTGCCTCAAGCTCAATTCATACGCGACGTCATTATATTTCCCCGCCTTAACTGCTTGTTCCAGCATATCATCAGTGGCGTCCTTGAAAGGTCTTATGCCTGAAATCCTGTCTAATGTTTTTGTCAGTGCTTTCAAGGTGTTGTGATAAAGTTCAGTGGCCCCCTTTGCCAAGTCACTAGATTCAACGGCCCTCGCAAAGGCATCCTTAAATGCCTGTTCTGATTGATCTAGGGTCTCATTCATCTTGTTGAATTCCGTGTCAATGGCCTTTGATTTCTCCAACATCTCAAACATCACCATCGCACTCAATTTGCCTTCCTGTGACATCTTACGCAGTTGCCCCACGTTGATGCCAGTCTCCCTGGCCATTATTGATAGTGCTGGACCAAGTCCCTCAACCAAACTCCTGAATTCGTCACCCCTGACCTCGCCTGAAGCCATCGCCTGTCCAAACTGCCTGATCACTGATGAAGCCGTGTTGCCATCAGCACCCGCCAGTTGTAGTGCCCTGGATAGTTTGCTGGTGACATTGGCCACTCTCTCCTCTGACACGCCCAGTTGTTCTGTTGATACTCTTAATTTTGTGTAGAGATCAACCGTGGCACCAAATTCAGTCCTGTTCTGTTTGGCCATATTGACCAACTCATTGAAAACCCTGTTCCTATCCTGTTCGCCCTTGGTGATCAGTCGTAGTTGGTTGTGATAACGCTGGAAGTCCGCGGTGATCTCTTTAATACCATTGGCATACTTCAGCAATAAATTGACCGCGAAGGCACCCGCTAACAACTTACCTGCCGTGGATGCGAACTTGCTAGTGGTTTGTAGGCTACGGTTCGTCCTGTTCAAGGCCCTTTCAATCTGGTCCAGTCGTTGGGTGTTCTTGGTTACTACGTCAATGATCAGTTGTTGTGTCGCCACTATCGTCTCCTTCTTTTAGCCTGTTTGTTGGCAAGGTCCTGCTCGTGCCTGATGTAACCAGACCAGAGGTCCAACTCCAACACAGATAGTCCCATAACTTCTTCAAGGCTCTTGTTCAACCTTGAAGCCAACAGCATTAGGAACCTTAACTCTGGGTTGGTTCTGACTCCTTTACGGCGTCGTCACCTTCCAACCTGATCGCGGCTGTGTTGATGCCCGTGACCACCTTCAAAATCACTGAAGGGTCTGCCTCGTTCATCAGATTCACTTTGTCAGCATCGTGGAACAGCCTCTTGCCATCCTTGTCCAATGCCTTGACTATCAGTGTCTCAACCAACGCCTCAACAGGTTCGCCCTGTGCTTGTAATTTCATCACACGGCTTTCGTCTTTGAACGGATAGGATCTCTTGACGTAGATGTCCATATCCCATTCATCAACCCTTAATTTAATCATATCACCCGCGATGGCCTTCTGCCAGTGTTGGGCGATCTTTTCTAGTGTCTTACTCATCTTACTCTCCTCTTGTTTGTGTTTCTGATCGCTGGCGTCATTATGCCACGTCCCTTGGTCTGCCTACTATAGTTGTTCTCTAATCGTTCAATGTAAGGGACACGGTTAGCGATCCTAACCTCGTTGGCCATTGAACGTTTCGTCCAACCCCTCCTCGCCCTGCCTTTGGCCACAGGGGTCGCCTGACGTGCCTCTTCAAGTAGCACGTTGCCAACTTGATTCAAGGTCGTCTTCAGTTCCCGCCTGATGGTTCCAATCAGTTGCTTGGCTGAAGGGGTTGAACTTACACGAAACATTACGCTGTGACGGTCCTCGTTAGGGCACCTGTTCCTTGGAACGTGATGGATGCCTCAACTGCTCCGTCAAAGTTAGATGTTATTGAGTGTCCTGTCACGATAACGTCACCAGCAAGTTTGATGCCTGTGGTTTCTCCTGACGGATACAATTCAATCTTGGCAACTGAATCTGGATTCTCAACATAACTTAAAAAGTTAGTCTGTCCAGGATCGTCATCACGCAGATAAACGTCCAGTGAGCCACTGAATTGAGCAAGGCCAGCCAAATAAGATCTATTAGTGCTTCCCATAGTTGTAGTTTCAATCGTTTGAACTTCCCTATCCACACTGAAGGATCTAACACTTGCCACACTTGCCACCGTTGAATCATCGCCTATGAATTTGATGACTCCACTTTCGCCTGTATATACACCGCTATTATTAGCCATTGTATTACTCCTTATTGTTTAGATCTTCTGGACCTGAAAGATCAGTTTGTGAAACAACTTTGACCTCGCCTACCTCAAGTTTGAATTTTGGTAAGATGGTTTTGCTTGTTTTTTTTGGTTGTTGTTTTACAGGTTCAACGGTCCAACCTGTATCCAAATGGGCCTGGACATTCAATCCACGCACCCACTTTGAATTCTGTGCTTTATACATTTTCACTGCCATTATAGGACTCCTTTTTTGTATCTGTAGGTCACATCAACCTGGACCACCACTTCACCCAAAGGCAGTTCCCGTTCAACAACTTCAACACCCGCCACCCTTGTGGTCACGTGGTGTATGTTTGTGGCCGCGAACGTGATGTCCCTGTCCCTGCTGACCTCCAGCGTTTCTTCTATTCTCTCCACTATCTCATTCCTCAACGTGTCAATCTGTGTGCCCCTAACGTAACAACGTAGGTTGTATCTGATGGTGCCCTGTCGCTCATCCATCGTGATGTCCTCACGTGTCTCCTCCGCGGTGGTTATCAACACCGCTGGGAATTGCGTGATCGCCAGTTTCTGGACGTCAAAGAATTCTCTGCTCACTGACCCCACAGCGGGATCCGTCATATTCTGTAATTGTGCTTGTATGTTCTTGGCGATATCTTCTCTGGCTGACATTACCTTACCAATCTATTGAAATGGAAAGGCTGTCTCTCTGCTTCTGAAATATCTCCTGATGAATCTAGATCGTATTCAACACCCAACCTCAAGATAAGATCAAACTCCTCTTCAAACTTCTGTTTGTAGTAGTTCATCTTCCTTTCAAACACGTCAATCTGTTCTTCAAACTTTGATAGCTTGGGGTAGATGTAGTGCGCCAACACGTGATACACAGCGGCCCTGGTGAATTGTGAAGCAGTCAGCCTGGACGGGCTCAATCTCTGGTTTGATGTGCCAATAATGCTGATATCAACCTGTCCGTGTTGTGCTTTTGGGAACCAACGGATGTTCAGCAACCTTATGATGTCATCATAGGTCTTCTCGTGGTCTGAATCAAATTCAGCGATGCCGTATTTCTGGATGTCTGGTTCGTATTCTAAAAGGTCTGTGTCTGTCGCGAATGTCGCCATTTCAAAGGTCCTTCCTTGTTTAATAAAAGTGACTGGTCCTTCCAATCACAACAATATTTAGTGGAAATAAGAAAGGCGAGCCACCCAATCAAGGGGGACCCGCCTTCCATCAAGAGGGATCAAACTTATTATTATAAGTTCTTCGCTCCTTTTACTCTTACCGCATAGTTAGATTTTAACACAGCGTTACCTCTGGCAGTAGTCGCAACGTATTCCGTTGTTCTTGCTGAAGCATCTCTTTGTGTCTCAATTCTAATTGGTCTCTTCAGGATGTGGCCAAAAGCCATTGGTGAAAATACACAACCTTGAGCGTCTGTCGCCACTGAATCAGCCGCGATCGCTGTAGATTGGAATAATTTCACGTTGAAGATTCTACCAACGTATGCTGATGATGAGATCAACTCATTACCAGTTGATGATAGTGCGTTACCGTTTGAGCTATTGAAACCAGCACCTGCTAATTCTTTAGCGATCCTGAATGCTTGTCCTGGGTGTAGCACAGCGAAGTAGTCGCCTGCCGCATCAGTTGGCGCATTAACGTTACGTAGCTTATAAACGGCTTTTAAGATGTCGTCTGCTGACAATTCAGTAGCGTTGTCTCCAACGTCCGCTGAAATGTTCGCTTCTGTGAATAGACCAAAAGCGTCAGTGTCAATCTTTTCCGCAATAGCGTTTCCAAGCATAACTCCAACGTCTGAAGCCATATTCCTAGCAGTTGATTCTGCTAAAAGGTCTGATACATCAACTCTCGCGCCAATCTCTGCCGCTGTAATTGTTTCATTACTTGTTGATATTGCTTCACCTGTTAAGTCTTGTGCTTGTGTTGGTGCGTATGCTGTTGCTTCAGGGTAAATTGGTATCTGAACCGTTAAACCTGGAGTCGCAGTCATATCATACACGTTGAACACAGAACCAGCGATTGATTTCTCTGATGCTGTGAAAATGGCTTCTCTTAAGACATTCGTCAATAAAGACGAATCGCTTGAAGATAAACCCGCTTCTGTCATAGATGTAGTTGCCATCGTATGTTTCTCCTTTAGTTGTTAATTTAAAGAAACCTACGCAATATTACTGCCAAATAGTTTGGCGCGATGTTGCTTGTAGATCTCCCTGTCCTTGGCCTTCGTAAGGTCAAGTTTGTCTAAATCAACTTGTTTAACACCCTCTGGATTGCTGTTTGAAGTTGCCCCTGAACCTGTTGGTCCTGCTTGGACGAAGTGTGGATTGGCTTTCAACCAATCTGATACTGCGCTTTCCACATCCAACGGTTCGCCAGCCTCCGTGTA